ACAGCCGTGCCGACGCGCGCATCTCGCGCAGGATCGTCGTGCGCAGCGGCGGAGACGGCGCCTTACCGCCCAGCGTGGTGATGCCCATCAGGTTGGAGCGGGCCTCGGCCATCGCCGGTTTCGCCGCGTCGCGCAGGTTCTTGGCCAGTTCGCGGCGGAGCTGCTTGCCGTCCGCCTCGGCCTTCAGTGCCCTGCCGAGGGCCTGGAGCTGGCGCTGGTCAACAGACAGTTGGACGGGCATCAGGCCGTCGCCCTGGTGATCGCGCCACTCGTCGGCCAACTGACATCGAACTCGGCGACGTCGCCCACCGATCCGGTGATCGGCTTGAGTTCCTTGATCAGGATGCTGCCGGTGTACTTCGGGTTGTCGGTGCCGGCCGCGGCGTTGCTCGCCCTGACCTCGAAGGTGGTGACGGTGCCGAACAACGCCCACAGGTCGGCGTCGATCTGGCTGGCGGCGTAGTCGTTCTTGAACGACAACGCCAGACCACCAGAGCCCAGACCGCCGATAACCTCCTTCCAGCCTGCCGAGCCGAACGTCGTGACGTCCTTCTCCTCAACCTCCATCGACAGTTCGATCTTGTTGCAGTTGACGGAGTAGTCGGTACCGGCCAGCGACACGAACGCGGCCTTGAGAACCATCATGGTCATGGCGGGACACTCCCTATCAGACGGATACGCCGAGCGAGACGACGAACAGGAACGACGGCGCGGTGCCCGAGATCGTCCAGGCGACCCGGTACCACGTGTCGGTGACAGGCCCGGGTGCGCGGAGGATCTGCCCGCCCACCGCCGAGGCCGCGGCGAAACTGAGCACCGTCGCCGGCGAGCCGAACGTGTCGTCCACATCAGACTCGACGCTGACGGTGATGGTCGGCGCGGCGGTGCCGGCCACGGACAGGACATGCAGCGCCGCGTAGACGAACCCGCCGGCCGGCACTGCCAGGGCCTGCACCGCGGTGCCGGCGCCGTCTGCCGTGCGGGCCGTCCCGGGCGGGTGGGCGATCTGCCCGCGTACCAGCGGCCAGGATCCGGACGCCTCGGCTTTCCACGGCGCCACGTCACCCACAGCGCCCAGCAGCCCGTAGGAGCCCTGCATGGCCTTGGTCAGATAGGCCGGATCGCCGACGTCGGCGGTGTCCGGAGCGATCGTCCACCCGGTCAGACCGCCCTGCTGTGCCCACAGCGCGTCGTCAACTTTGCCCGGGTCGCCGGCCTCCCAGAACCCTTCTGCCGAGATGGCCGAGGAGGCGATCCCGCCGATGACCTCCTTGTACAGCCGGTCGGTGGTCCCATCGGCGCGGAAGGTCGTGACGTCCTTCTCCTCGACCTCCGCGCCGAGTTCCACCTTGTTGTTCACGCCGGTCAGGTCGCACCCGCCGGTGAACAGCCGGCAGTCGGTCAGGATCGTCGCCATCTACGCCCCCCGTCCGATCACGAGCACCTCGAACTCCGCTCCCACGTACTGCGTCTCGCCTACCTGGTAGTACCGGCGGCCGGACACCCGCCGGACGTGCAGGTCGTCACACGCGCCACCGAGCGTCCCGTCGGCCTCCAGCGCCGCCTTCAGTGATGCGGCTCCGCCACCGGACAGGTAGCCGTTGAGTTTGGCTTGGCTGGCTTTGTCGTCGGCCCGGCCGAGCAGGACCGGGCAGCGGAGGACCACCTGGTCCAGGCCTCGCCCGAAGGCGCGGTCGAAGTCGATGTCCATGTCGGTGATGACGAACGCCGGCTCCGGTATGGAGTCGGGCAGGTAGCCGAACGCGGACAGGCCGGGGATGGTGGCGGCCGCGGTGGCCAGGCCGGTGGCTACGGCGTTGAGGTCCATCAGGCGAACCCGTGGCGGATGTAGGGGCCGACCAGCGCCTCAACATCGGGGTCGATCCGTGACAGGCGGATCACGCCCCACTCGCTGTTGCCCATGACGCCCTCCGGGGAGTCCTTGCGCTTGAACAGGCGGGCGGCCTGGATCAGCGCGGCCTCGGCGATCTCGTCGGGGACCGTCGGCCATCCCCACCGGGCGGTGACCCGGATGCGCTGCTGCGAGGCGAACGCCCACGGCAGGCACGGCCGCAGCAGTCCGGTGATGGCCTGCCCGCGGACCAGGGCGTTGTCCGGGGCGGTCTCGTAGTCGGTCACCGGGGTCCACGCTGACCCGCTGCCCGTCTCGACCACCAGGTCGGCGGCGTCACCGATGTCGTCGACGAGCACCACCTGCCCGTCGGGGGTGGGCAGCACCCGGCCGTGCGGGTTGTACACCCTGGCCGTGGCGGTGGCGTCCAGGCTGAACACCCGGTTCGTGCGCTTGTCGATCGCCCTGGACGCTGCGGTCAGTACCCGGGTGAGGATGTCGTCCCGCGTGGTGTCGGCCGGACCGATGCCGAGATAAGCCCGCAGGTCGGCCACCGAGGCGTACAGGGACATGTCAGTCCCCGGCAGGCCTGCCGCGCTTCGCGGCCTTGGTCGCACGCATCAGCACCGCCGAGGGTCCGGTGCCCGGGGTGATGCGAACCTCACCGGGCCGGCGGGTGGCCCGCTCGACNGCCTCACCGAGCGGCTCGAAGTATTCAGGTGGCATGCCCTTGACCAGGGGGCTGTTCGCGGGCAGCGCCTGGCCGCCCCTGACCACTTGGCCGCCGCGGACGTACCCGGACCTGACACGCACGTATTCACCCGTCGCCATCGCGGGCTCCTTCCATCGGGATGGTGTGGACACCGCAGCGCCCGAGACAGCCGGCTACGTGTGGCTGGCCGTCTCGGGCGCCGGGGTGGATCAGGTGACGTTGAGCATCCGGAAAGCGCGCTTCAACACGATGTCGGAGCCGTTCCGCCAGTAGGCGAACACCCCGCGCTGCCCGGACGGGCGGTTGGTGGTGGTGGAGAACAGGTGCGGGATCAGCTCCATGCTGAAACCCAACCTGTCGATGATCCAGAACCAGCGGAAGTCGCCCAGGACCATCAGGTAGTTCTCCGCGGTCGCGGTGACCGAACTGTCCATCGCCGAGGCCGGGTACGGCGGGTGACCCAGCATCGAAGAGGGCCGGCCGTCACGCAAGCCCACCCAGAAGTCGTCCAGGTTGGCCCCGCCGGCCTGCCTGATCGCGCTGTAGGTGGCCCGGTGGGCCAGCCACGACGCGTTGTCGGCGAACCGCTCGGGGATCACCTCGTCCATCTTGTACACGTCGGCCAGGGCGAACGTGTCGGAGCTGGCGGAGGCGACGATCGAGGACGTGCCGGTCAGTGCGGTGACCACACCGATCGGCTCGTTGGTGCCCGACCCGAGGACGAACTTGGTGTTCTCCAGGTTNGTCTTCGCGTTGGCCAGCAGCATGGCGACGTCCTGGGTGAANCCCGGGTAGTCCATGCCGATCTCGATCGAATACGGNACGAACGCCCGCGCCATGTGCAGGGTGATGTCGTCCTTGTCCCAGGTTGGGGTGTCGTCGGACACCTCCGAGCCCTCCGCGTCGTAGGAGGCACTCACCGCGGTGGCGTTGATCAGCCGGTACTGGTCGGTGGTGGCCGTCCGCACCGTGGAGATCTGCCGCAGCGGCGACACCGAACCGTCGTCGTTGACGATCAGCGTCGGGTCGATCGGCAGCGGCACCGCGTACCCGCCCGCCGCGTCGGTCAGCGACGCTGCCCGCTGGAGGACCTTCAGCGCGTCCACGTCCGGCTGGCCGGTACGTAGGCCAGAGCGGAGGGCCTTACCCCACGCCCGCATGTACTCCCGGGAGGAGACGGCGATGACGTGCGCGGCGACCTGCCGGGCTCCCGCGCCGACCAGGTCGTCGTCCTCGTAGTCGAACTGCTCCAGCAGCGTGGTCAGGTGCTCCTTGGACCGGGCCGACACGCCCTGGACGTGCTCGACCGCACCCAGGGCCCGGGCGCGCAGGTCGGCGCCGCCGCGTTCGGGGGACTCCCGGTGCAGCGAGCGGGTGACCGCGTCGAGGTCCCACGGGTTCGCCCGCCTCGGCTCGGTCAGCCCGTGCGGTTCGGCCAGCGGGTCGGGGTCACCCATGCGGGTCGCGCCCCACTGGGCACGGGAGTCACGGACCCGCTGCGCGCGGGCCTCCCGCTCCTCGATCTCACCGATCTGCCGGCGGACGTCGGCCTCGTCGGTGTCCAAGGCCTCCCACCGGGTCTGCTGCGCGTCGTCCAGCGCCGCNTCNCCGGCGGCCTGGTCGATCTGNCGCCGCTCTTCCTCGATCGCAGCCAGCCGGCTACGCAGCTCCTCGATTGTCACGAGGTGTTCCCTTCATCAGGTAGGGGTGTAGACGCCGGCGCCGTTCGCCTGGCGTCAGTCCTCCCGAGTGGCCTCGAGCCGGGTCGGTCGGTGAGGTGCCCGCGGGTCCGGTGGCGGGCCGAGTGCCAGAGGCGGGTCGGCCGTTGCCGCGAAGTGCGGTGAGGGTGGATCGCATCCGTTCGACCCGGTGCGGGTCGAGGCGGGCGAGGTGTTCGTAGTAGCCGTCGGTGCCCGACAGGCAGCGCATGCCGGCGGTGGCGTCCGGGTTGGCCGGCCACGTCACCGGACCGGCCTCGAACACCCGCACCTCTTTCAGGGTGCGTTCGGGCAGCCCGTCGGGGTTGGTGTCGGACGGCTCCGGTTCGTTGTTCCACTCGTCGCGGATGACGCGGAACATGAACGAGGAGCCGTACACGCCGGCGCGCAGCCCGGGCAGCAGGTCGCGGTTGTAGGAGGTGTCGAACAGGTCGACCACCGAGACCGGCGAGTCCCGCTCCTCGGACAGCGAGGTGATGGACCCCAAGATCTTGTCGCCGATCTGGAAGTCCATGCCGTGGTTGTACAGCGTCTTGATGTTGTGGCTGTCGACGCTGCGGGCGGCGTTGTGCGCGTCGATGGTGCGTTTGAACGCACCCGGGGCGGTGCGCTCCAGGAAGGTGCCTTCCCACCACGAGTCGATCCGGTACCAGGTGTTGAACTGGGAGAACCGGACCTCCATCACGCCCAAGCCGTCGCTGGAGTCGTCGGCAGCGCGCAGCCCGACGGGCAGATGCCAGGTGCGGACGATGTCGAGGTCGGGCAGGGTCAACGTCTGGTCGTCCATCACTGTCGTCCGTTCTTGGCAGGCGGCGCCTCGGCACCGGTCGGCTCATCCTTGACGTCGGCCTGGTCCCCGGCCGCGGCCGGCGTGAAGGGGGCATCCCCCCATGGCACCGGCTGTTCGTCTTCGTCGTCGCGGACCTCGTTGATCGTCTTCCAGTTGTTCCGCAGCGCCGACTCGTGGGCCTTGTACCGCTCCAGCGTGGTCGATTGCAGCAACGCGTCCCGGTCGATCCGCACGTACTGCGGACGAGGCAGCATCGAGGTGAGCAACCGTTCCAGGCGGCGTAGCCACTTGTTCAGGCTGTAGACCAGCAGATGCGCCGAGCGTGACTCCACGTTGGAGTAGGTCAGCGACCCGCCCGACTCGTACCCGAGCACCTCGGCCAGGCCCGGGCCGAAGATCCTGGCGCACTGCGCCTCGGAGTACCCCTGGGTCTGTAGGAACTGGGACTCCTCGGGGGTGATGCTGATCTGCTGGTACTTCCAGCCGCGGCCCATCACCAACGGTTCGCGGGTGCCGTACACGGCGGCCATGAACCGGTCCTTGGCGCCCTTGATCTGGTCGGTGTCGAGGTCGGCCAGCTCGTTCTGCAGCATCGCCGAGGGGTGCGCGCCGTCGGTGAACCACTGCCGCCCGAACCGGGTCGCGGTGATCGACAACCCGACCTGGTTCGCTTTGTGCGCGATCGGCGACATGCCCAGCACCCGTCCGGGCATCGGGTTGACCCGCCTATGCCACAGCGTCGCTTCGGGGTGCTCCTGGCCGTTGACCAACCAGTGCACCTTGCCGCCATCGTCGATCCACCCCGACACCGTGTCCGGGTGGAACAGGGTCACCTGCGTCGGGTATCCCGCGGCGGCCCTCTCCAGCACGTCCCCGTACAGGTTGCCGCGCATCAGCCAGGACATCAGCACCTGGTAACACCAGTCGGCCAGCCCATGCCCGTCACCGGCCGGGTCTTGCAGGTAGCCGGGCATCTGCCGTTCCCGCCGTTCCGCGCCGGTGCCGGAGAACACGGCCAACGGCAGTTCGGTGGCCAGCGAGATGATCAGGTCCACCGTGGCGTGCACCGCGATGGACTGGAAGTTCGACTCTGTCGTCGACAGGTCGACCTCGGCGAAGCTGCCCGTCGACGGGTACACCGGTGGCGGAACCGGGTACGTCGACCGCCGTGCAGCCTCCGGCCGGGTCGACCGCCAGAACACGCTCACGGCATCCGCCTGTCGATCANCANNAGGAANGCNCCGGCNGCGATGAACCCNAGCGGCATCCACGCC